GTGCTTAAGATGTGCAGGATCATAATGCTCAGTATTGGATAGGTCAGTTCGTTTGAACATAAGAGCCATGATGTCTGATATATATTCTTTATTATCTTTCTTAACTATTTTTTCAACAATCCTACTATCTTTCACTGAGAGCTTCATCTCAGCCTTATAAGTATAGCCATCTATCTCTATCTCCTCTACAGGATCTTTCTTATCATAGTTATTGTTATTGAACTCTTTAACATTAGCTAAGAACAGGTCAAAGTCTACATCCATCTCCTCCTCTGTAATGCCTAAGTACTCAAAGACTTTACAATGTTTCTCAAGGGTATCATACTCATCACTGTTATGGATAGCAGATATCTTTTGGAACTGCTCTAGGGTAAGCTCATCCATCTTAGATGGGATTTCTTTGCCAAATAATTTTATCATAATTTTAATTTTTGAACAAATATAAAAAAAATATAATATAGTTATGACAAAAGATATACCAATCTATAAAATTACTATAGATCCTGAGTACTCAGATGGCGAAGAGTTAGGGATTGAGCAAATAGCTTTCACCTCAACTCCTGCTATTGTTACTAAGGGGATGGCATTTGATGAGCATAAGAAATTGTTTTTCTCAGATGACCTAAAGTATAGAGTAGTAGCTCCTGCCATGATTCCTATGGAAATCTATAGGAATGATGAGAATGATGAAGAGTACTATGTACAATTTACAGCTGAGACTATTGAGCAGATTCATTCTAAGTTCATGCAAGACCTATCTAATAGGAATGTCTTTAACCTAGAGCATGATACTGATAAGACAGTACCTGCTTATGTACTTGAGGCATGGATAGTAGAAGATCCTAAGAAAGATAAAGCCTACTCAAGCTATGGTATTGAAGTACCTAAAGGCACATTAATGGTAACAGCTCAGGTAACTGATAAGGAGTACTATAATGAGCTAGTAAAGAATGAGCAGATAGGATTCTCAATAGAGGGATTTCTAGGCTTAAAACTAAGTAATCAATTAAATAATAAATATAGTATGAAGTTACCTGATGGAGAACATCTAATCGAGGGTAAGATCTACATCGTTGTTGATGGAGAAATTACTGAGATAAAAGATGCACCTGTTGTTGAAGAAGAAGCAATGACAGAAGAGATTGCACTAGAAACAGTAGTAGAAGAGGAAGTAGTTACAGAGACACCTGCCACAGAAGAGATGGCTATTGATCCTGCTGCTGATGCTGAAGCTATACTAGCTATAGTTCAACCTGTAATTGATGAGCAAATCAATGCTTTAATAGCAATGATAGCTGATTTAAGAAATCATATGGAGGAGGTTATGGCTGAAGATGTTGCTACTGAGGAAGTCGTAGCTACTAAACTATCACAGCATGATAAATTCAGTATGGTAAGTAAATTTTTAAAAAATAATAACTAAATAAAAAACAAAAAAAATGAGTAGAAAATTAAGATTTGACTTGGACATTGATGCTAGTGCATTATTACAAGCTAACAGCGAAGCATTTTACAGCCGAGCTTATTTAAACGAGGAAGTAGTAGACAACTACCGTACATTACCAGGAGTAAAGTATAAGACTAAGATTTCTAATGTTGTCTTTGGACAGGTATTGCAGGCAGAGAACTGTGGATGGAACTCTTCAACTGATGAGCTTGCATCTGTAGAGATTGATGTATGTGGATTATCAGCAATGGCAGAGATTTGTCAATTCCAATTAGAGCAGTCTTTTGTATCATTACAAATGACTAAAGGATCTAATGGTGATTTCACTGTTGCATCTTTCATGGATTACTATTGGAATGAGATGTCTAAGACAATCGCTGAGAACATTGAGAAATTACGTTGGTCAGGTGATACTGAATCAGAAACTGCTGCACTTGCTTTATGTGATGGATATAAGAAGTCACTAGTAGCTGATGCTGCTAATGTAATTGAAATTACATCTCCTGTAGCTATTACACCATCTAATGTACTTGCTAAATTAGCTTTAGTATATGCTGCAATTCCTGCTGCTGTTATTGCTAATCAAGAAGAGTTGAGATTGTATGTATCTTCTCCTGTAGCTACTGCTTATCGTGCTGCTGTTGCTGCATCTAACACTCAAGCTAACTTGACTCAAGCATTAGACTTTACTTATCTTGGAATAAAGATGGTATTATGTCCTGGAATGCTTGGTCTATCTACAATCGTAGCTTCACCTCGCTCAAATTTTATCTATGCTTTTGATGCTGAAGGCGATGGTAAAGCATTACGAGCTATCAATTTAGCTGATACTATTGCTGAGCCTGTAATCAGAACTCGTGCAAATATGAAAGTAGGATTTACTCATGTTAATGGTAATGAGATTGTATTCTACAACTCTGCATCTTAATTAACTAATTTATAAATCTAAGGGAGTGCAAGCTCCCTTTACTTAAAACATATACAATGAGCTGTGAAGCATTAATTTCAATCGAGAAGCCGTGTGATTCAAACACGGGAGGAATAAGAACAGTATGGATCTGTCAACAAGAAAATGTTACTACTGCTACTCCTGCTTGGGAGATAACATCATTAGTTCTTACAGATCCTGCTAATGTCTATGCAATCAATAGAAATACAGGTAACTATACAGAAGAGACTGCTCAAGATTTATTGAGTGGATCTACAGTAGTTACTCAGACTATTACTCTAATGTTTAATCGTAGAGACAAAGATAAGTCAGAAGCTATCAGTGTACTTGGATCAGGACAGCAGTATTTAGCAGTATTTGTATTAGATGCAAATGGTAAGTATTGGTACTTTGAGAATGTACAACTTACTGCTACAGGTGAGGGATCAGGTACAGCTCGTGCTGATGGATCTAAATATTCTATCACACTATTAGCTGAGTCAGATCACTTGGCTTATGAGGTACTTAGTAGTGAGATTGCAGGTAACACAGGAGATTTCCCATTACCTACTCAAGCATAATCTTAACACCCTAATAATTAAAGCTCTAGTAATACTAGGGCTTTTTTTTTAAACATTTTTTGACCTTAGTATAATATAGTTATATGATATACATTAAAAAAGATGAGGTCAATCAGATTATCCTTACTCTCACTGAGGTAAGTACACTGCCTACTCCTTATTATTTATTTGTTTTTCAGAATGAAATGGACAAGCTGTCTGCACCTATTACATTCTACACTGCTGATCTATCAGCTTATCCTGAAAGATTCAATCAGTTTGAGCTAGATGAGCCTGTAGATTTGGAACTAGTAAAAGGACAGTATACATACAGCATCTATGAGTCAAGTACCACACCTCCAACTATTGCTAACTCTACAGGAGTAGTGATTGAAGAGGGCAGGATGGTAGTATCAGGACCAATAGTATCATCAATTTACGAATAATTATGGCATTAAAAGATTTTTTTAAAACAGTAAAGCATGAAATAGTAGAGGGATATCAATCATTCTCTACTCCATTCCTAAAAGTAGGAGGTGCAAATCTAACTCTACCTTATGTTAATGGTAGGAATCAGACTAATGGCTATATTCCATTTGGTCAGGATAATCTGTATCCAGAACTACTCAATCAAATTTTCTATTCTAGCCCACTGCATGGCTCAATAGTGGGGTATAAAGTGAATGCAGCTGTAGGAGGTGGATTTAATATAGTAGCTGATAGACTTACACTTGAAGATAAGCTAGAGCTATATACATTAGAGAGAAAATTAAACATAAAAAAGGTAGTACCTGCAGTAACTCAGCAACTAATACTACACAATAGAGTATATTTTAAGTTATGCTTTGATGATAAGATGAAGCTCACAAAGATAGTCAATCTATCTCCTGAGAAACTTAGAGTAAACTTAGATAGAAAGAGATACTATATCTGTGATGATTGGGCTAGTAGGATTGGAGTCCAGGAGATAAGGAGATATACTCCTACCTCTAGAGACTATGAGCAGTTATTTGTATATGAGGTAGAATGTATTGGGCAGGATTACTATCCATTACCTCAATACACCTCAGCACTTAACTTTGCATTCCTATCAGGTGAGCTTAGCTATTTTGCTAAAAGTAATATCCAAAATTCAGTATTTCCATCCTTTGCTATGATGTTCCCTAAGAGACCTCAGTCTGAGGAGGAGAAAAACATGATAAGAAATACTATTGATAGATTGAAAGGTGCTGCCAATGCAGGTAAAGCTGTAGCATTCTTTGCTAATTCACAGGACCAACTACCTAAGATAGAGTCACTGCCTACAAATGGTAATGATAAACTATTTCAGGAGGCATCACAGCTGAATACTGAGCAGATTTGTTTTAGTCATACTATAGATCCTATCTTAATGGGAATCCGTACTACAGGCTCACTAGGTAATGGCTCAGATATTAAGCAGGCTTATATCATATTTGAGAAGAATGTAGTAATGCCACTCAGAGACCAGGTTGCTGACATCTTTAATGAGCTGTTATTCATAGCTAAGATAGATGCAGATTTCACTATCAATAACTATCAGATAATTAACGAGGCAATAGTAGAGCTTGAGGGAGATACCTCTAAGACTAATGATGCACTTAATACATTGAATCCTGCAATAGCTGCTAAGGTCCTAGAAAATATGTCTAAGAATGAGATAAGAGCTTTAGCATCTTTACCTCCATTGAATGATACACCAACACCAACAATCTGATGCTATACTTTATAACAGAAACTTATCTAAAGAATAATACACCCATCACAGCTAATGTAGATGTAAATAATGTTACTCCCTACCTAGCTACTCAAGCTCAGCTAAGAATCATGCCTATCTTAGGTACTACATTCTACAATGACTTGCTAACTAAGTACAATGATCAGACATTAGATCCTGATGAAGAGACATTAGTAACATTTATACAGCCTATTATAGCATGGAGAGCAGCTGAAGATGCTGTATTTGGTCTATCATTACAGCTAAAGAATAAAGGATTGCAAACTCAATTTGGAGATAACAGCTCATCTGTAGATAGAGGTACAATAGCATTTAGTATGGAACACTATGCACAAAAGGCTGCATTTTTTGAGCAAAGATTAATCAGATACCTACTTAAGAACAGAGCTTTGTATCCAATATTCACCGGTACAACTAACCGAGATACTGACCTTAGACCTATGATTGATGGCTGTAGCTGTTTATCTAATGGATTACTAGAGTGTAATGGTCTATGTGGAGGTGCAGGTAATAATGGCTATAACAATTCAATCTTAATAATATGAAGCACTCAGGCATCTTATCATTCTTGACTTTTGGCTTTGGATATCTTTCAGGTATCTCATTAGTATTTGCTGATCAGTTACATTTTAAATTCTTAGGATGCCTATTAATATCCTACTTTACTTTTTTACTAGCATCTGAAATAGAATCTAAAGAATGAAAGCACAAATATCCCTACTACTAATATCTATACAATCAGAACTATTGACACTTATATCTATATGCTTTGCATTCTTTTTACCAATAAGTGGCATCCTGTTAATGATAGGAGTATTAATATGTATTGATACTATCACAGGTATTTGGAAAGCTAAGAAATTAGGGGAGAAAATAACTAGCAGAAAGCTCTCATCTATAATCAGCAAGCTAGCACTCTATGAAGTAACTGTGATTATGTTCTTTTTGATAGACCAATTCATACTAAATGATATCATGCTTACTTTTTTCAGTGTACCATTCATGCTCACTAAAGTAGTGGCATTGGTCCTAGCTAGTATTGAGGTGATGTCTATCAATGAGTCAATAAAACAAGTAAAAGGGGTGGACCTTTGGCAAAGTGGAAAGGCATTATTTGCTAGAGCTAAGGAAATTAAAGAGGACCTAAACAAACTGAAATGACTAGATGGGAACTTACATCTAAATACGGTACTGCTAATGTAACAGGAGCAGGATACTTAGTGAAGATTAAGCTACCTTATCCAATGAGAATAGCTTGGGACTTAGACAGCACTGTCAATACTATGATGTGCCATAAACTAGTAGCAGATAATTTTACAGCTGTATTTAATGAGCTTTTAGCTACCTATGGATATGATAAGATTAAGGAGTTAGGAATAGATCTATTTGGTGGATGTTTCAACTATAGAAAGATGAGGGGAGGTACAGCATTATCCATGCATTCATGGGGGATAGCAATAGACTTAGATCCTGCTAGAAATCTACTTAAGGAGTCATCAAAGACTGCTAGATTTGCTAGACCTGAATACAAGCCAATGATAGATATATTCTATAAGCATGGCTTTATATCTTTAGGTAGAGAGAAGAACTACGATTGGATGCACTTTGAAATAAAAGAATGATGAGATACTTAGCTATAATCTTACTCCTCAGCAGCTGCTCTGCTCAATACCATCTTAATAAGGCAATTAAGAAAGGATATAAATGTGAAGAGACAGGTGATACTATCAGAATCACTACACTAGATTCTATCCCTGTTATAATTAATAATGATATAATTTGGGAGAAGTTTATAACTACTAAGGATACTATCATAAAGTATAATACTGTCTATGTGCCTAAAACTAGACTAGATAAAAAAATAGAATATAGACTAAAGGTTAAAACTATCTACAAAGATAGGATAGTAGAGAAAGCACAGGCTAAGGCTACAAGACCTAGAACTAGAGGCAATCTTAACCTGTTATTTGTAGGGGTAGGCATTGGTCTACTACTATCATATCTCTTTAAATTTGCGAGAGAAAGATATTTGTTCTAAGTTTACACCATATATGGTAAGAAAAAGACTGTTTTTTGACATTGAGACATCATTCAATGTTGGTATATTTTGGCGATCAGGATATAACCTCACAATCAATCCTGGTGACATCATCCATGAAAGAGCAATCATCTGCATCTGCTATAAATGGGAGTCAGAGGATGATGTACAATTCCTAACATGGGATAAAAAGCAATCTGATAAGGCAATGATTAAAGCATTCCTCAAAGTTATGGCTCAAGCTGATGAAATTGTGGCTCATAATGGTGATAGATTTGACCTCAAATGGTTGCGTACAAGAGCTATAATACATGGACTTGATGTAATGCCCTCACCAAAGACTATAGATACTCTTAAATGGGCTAGAAAGTACTTTAATTTTAACTCAAATAAACTAGACTATATAGCTAAGTATTTAGGAGTAGGTCAAAAGATGGATACAGGAGGACTAGACCTGTGGAAAGATATTGTATTTAAGAAAGATCAGCAGGCAATGGATAAGATGGTAGCATATTGTAAAATGGATGTCACTGTACTTGAAGCTGTATTCAATAAGCTCAATTCTTATGCAGCTCCTGCTACTAATTATGCTGTAATGGAGGGAGATGAGAAGTTCTGCTGTCCTGAATGCACTAACTATAATGTAAGACATAATAAACAGGTAGTAACTGCAGCAGGGACTATCCACTATTGGATGTTATGCAATGATTGTAGAAAACACTTTAAAATAAATAATAAAACTTACATAGAGTATTTGAAATTCAAATATAAACACTAACTTAGCACTTGTTTCCATGTTAAAGAAAGCAGTTGTAAGCTCCCCAGCACGCAGCTGCTTTTTTACTTTTACATAATAGGCATAATTCCGATTAACTATGTAATTCTAAGGTAATACTTTGAAATTACATGATATTCTTAAGGTTATAACCCTAAATTATTATAATATTCTGCGGTTGCAGTCGCAAATTGCGACCTATTCTTATTTAGAATGAATATAAATTACACTTTTTTATTGCAGATATAAAACTTTTTAATATCTTTGGCGTATAGTTATTAACAATTAAAACTTTTACACATGGACAAACAACAAATTATGAAAATTATTTTAGCTGAGGAGGCATCATTGCTAGACCAAGCTAGAGAGATGAGAGATGCTTTTGGCAATGAAGATCCTGCTACACAAAGAGCTTTCTCTCAATGGATAGTTATTTCTAACCTAATAGATAGAATCAATGAAGAGACTAATTAAATACTTTACTCCTGTAGGAGAAGAGCAGATAGCATTTGCTAAGGCATTAATGGTAGTAGTTACTGCTGTTATATCAATCGTATTTTTATTTCCACTACTAACACTATTATCATGAATTTTATAAACCTATTTAAAAAAGACAATACTTATTTTTCTAATTGGACTACTGACTATAATAGTGATGTATACATAGCAGGCACTATTGAGCCATTTACTTATGATGCTACAGAGACTGATGATGGAGATATGTCCCTGTTTATTTTAAGTGATGCAAATCTTAACCTACTTAAATCTAAGCTATGACAATCAACGCAATTATAAAATTTTGGACTAGTAGGAGAACAGCAGAAGAGATAAGAGGTGGATTTAATCTGCCTCTTTACCTGAGATATTTAGAAATCATAAACAATAAAAGCAATGACTGAGTTCACACAGCTAGCTATTAAAGTCCAGGATGAAATAGCTAATGGTGATTATACTCACCAAAAATACCTGAGATTCAGAGAGTGGTACTTTCAGAATTATGAGGGTAGTAAAAGGAATGCAAATAGAGATTTTGCAATGTTTGATTTAATGTATGGCTTAGATGTGCCAATTAAAAATAATGACAATGAAGATATATAAAGTAGTGTATAAAACCTTTGACTATTGGAATGGTCCTGTAAAGTTAGTCACTAGAATTATAGAGGCATATGATGCTGATCATGTTAAGCAGCTCATACAGAAAAATGATGATTTAATTCTATTAATTGAAGAGGTATGAATGACATCATAAGAGAAAGGTATCCATTTGAGCCTACTAAAAAGATAGCAGATGACTTAGGACTTAGTGAGTCATCAGTTTACAATAGAGCATTTGCTATGGGTATTAAGAAAGATCCTGTATATCTTCGGTCTACTCAATTCCCTCCAGGTTATCTAGGTGGTAAAGCTACTCAATTTCAGAAAGGTCAGATACCTCCTAACAAAGGACAAAAAATGTCCAAAGAAGTATATCAGAAAGTAGCTAAGACTATGTTTAAAAAAGGTACTGTACCTCCTAACACTCAACCTATAGGTACTATCCATCAAAGAAGAGATACAGGAGGAAAGATGTATCAGTATATTAAGCTAGCAGATTGTAAGTGGCAGCTGCTCAATAGATATACTTGGGAACAGCACAATGGACCAATTCCTAAGGGGATGGTGGTAGTGTATAAGGATGGTAATTATCTGAATAATGATATTAACAATCTGCTAATGATAACTAAGAAAGAGAATATGGCTAGAAATACCATACAAAGATTGCCTAAAGAATTACAACAGGTAATGATATTAAAATGTAAACTAATAAAAAAAATAAATAAAAATGGCACAAAACAAACTAAGTGATTTAAGAGATCACATCTTCATGGCTCTCGAGAGATTGAGTGATGAAACATTAACAACAGACCAGGTGAATGTGGAGGTAGATAAAGCTAAGGCAATATCTCAGCTCGCAGGTACTCTAATCCAATCTGCTAAAGTAGAAATTGATTTCATTAATGCTACAGGTGTAATGGAGTCTCAGTCTGATCTATTTAAGTCAGTAACTCAAACTAAGTTATTATGAAAAAAACAGAAGTAAAATGGTGGAAATTATTAATTGTATTTTTTTCAGCAATAGTTTTAGAAGCAAATAGTATAGCAGGTTTTAGATTTCTAATGGATGAGCATTGGATGGGTATGGTTATGATGGCAGGAATTAACCCTTTTTTATGCTTACCCATGAATCATTACACTATTGAAGTTAAAACGTTCAAGGGAAGAGCAATTATTGCAACAGCATTTAGTACAGGATTTATAGTAGGAATATTAACAATTAGACCTTTTTTTATATGAAACAAACAGCAGTAGAATGGCTTGAAAAAATACATCAAGGTCAGAAAGTACAACCATTTGATGATTATGAGTGGGAAATAGCATTTAATCATGCCAAAGAAATGGAGAAAGAGCAGATAGTGGAGGCATTTGGAGATGGTGCTATGGATACTTTAAAATTAGGTAAAGAGTACTATAATTATTTATATAAAAACTCAGAACAATGAAAGAACTAAATTTTTTAAAACTACAGATCACAAAGTATCAGCTAGATACTGACTGCAGAAATAGAGCATATGTCTATAAGAGATACTATGTAATGTACAGGCTGAATAAATGTAAGGTATCACTTACTCAAATAGGTAAGATGCTCAATAGACATCATGCTACTGTTATACATGGTATCAGAATGCATAGAAGATGGACCAGGATGCAGGATAAAGTATATCTGCATGAGATAGATCCATTAGTGCAATCTGCTATTAATAATGATTATGAGGATAAATACAAAGTTTCGGCAATAGAGAACTTTAATTACATCAATGTGAGGATTCAGATGCCTTGGGAGTATGATAAGATTAATCAATTTAAAGAATATATGACAGCTAAAGAACTAGCAGAAATAATTTAAAGCTCTTAGGAGCTTTTTTTGTGCTGTATAATTCCCTTACTGATATTGACTTGTAGATAATTAGAACGAAAGTACAATTCACATCCCTATACTCTATAATATATATATTTTTATTTACAATATATTTTTAATAAAAAAAAAATTATTTTCATATTAGGGGGTGAACAGTTTTTAGGAAAAAAAAATGTTTTTTCGTTCTAATCTTCTACAGCCTAATAACAATAGGAGTTAAGACAGCACAAATAATAGCACAAAACAGCACAAATAAATTATTTTTGCACTTTAGTATCATATATTAATTTTATTATTACATTTGCAAACAACATAATCGCCATGATAAAACACATTAGAGAGTATAAATCCCTGCAATTCCTCCTGGCGGTTGTGTTAAGCAGGGACTCTCACCTTTATTTATACTTATGAAAGTAACTTTTTACAAATCAATTAAGGATGTATCACCTTATCAGAATAAGGATGTAGGATTCTATCTAGATCGCATTAAGAATGGTAAGTCTGAGCAGTTATGTAAGGACCTTAGATTCTCTACTGATAAAGAGGAAAGGAAATCTATTAAGATGCAGCTGCCTGTTGTTACCTTTGGAGGTGATTTCAGTAAGAGAAACAATGCATCTCTAAGAAAGGCATCAGGATTACTGACTTTAGATTTTGATGAGGTGCAGGATATAGCTGCTCTGATTGTAGAACTGAAAGCTCACAAATCTATCTTCTCCTGTTGGACATCACCATCAGGCAATGGAGTGAAAGCTCTAGTCAAAATACCAATAGTACAGGATGACAAAGAATACAAAGAATATTTTAAGCAAATATCTGCAGTATTTAATGGAGTAGATGAATCAGGTAAGGATATTGCTAGAGCTTGCTTTGAGTCTTATGATCCTGATATCTATGTTAATTTAGATGCTGAGAATTATATCATTGACTATGATGTTATCCCATTTGAGAGCAGTGAGGTGGGTAGTATTACTAACATTAAGGTATTAGATACTGATGAGATAGCTAATAAGCTGATGACTTGGTTTAAAAAGAAGTATAATTCACAAAATAGAAACTCCTCACTTTACAAATTAGCAGCTGCCTTTAATGATTTTGGAGTGGATAAAAATACCTGTCAAGATTATTTAAAAGGATTTGAGCAGAAAGATTTTGGATCTGTAGAGATACTAGCTTTGATAAATTCTGCCTATAAAAAGACTGCTAACTTTAACACTAAGCAATTTGAGGATAAAGATAAAAAAGATAAGCTGATTAACTTTGTTCTAAGTGGCAAGTCTGATGCTGTCATCTTAGAGGAGTTTAAAGAGTACAATAAAGAGAATATTGAGTCAGAGATTCAGACTATTAAGGAGGTTATTAAAGTAGATGAGTTTTGGAAATATGATTTCAAAGGTGATGTATTAATTATACCATACCGATTCAAGCTATTTCTAGAGAATCTACAGTACTATAAGTACTATCCTGTAGCTAATACTAAGACCTTTGTTTTTATTACTAAGAATGAGAACTTTATTAATCATGTCTCTGAATTTCAGATAAAGGATAGAGTAATGGAGTACCTGGTCCAATCAAATCGGATACCTGTATTTGATGCTGTAGCTGAGAAGTCTAAACTATTCACTCCTCAATACCTCAGCATGATAGATACTGCTAATGTAGAGATGGAAAGGGATGGGATAGACTATGGTATGATTTACTATAAGAATGCAGCTGTCAAAGTATTTGCTAAGCACCATGAGATATATGAATACTCAGAGCTAAAGGGATATGTATGGAATAATCAGATAATAGATAGAGATTTAATAGATGCTGATCACCATGAGTCAATGTTCAGGAGCTTCATTTGGTTTATCTCAGGGCAGGAGGTAGAGAGATATGATACTATGAAGAGTGTAATAGGTTATATGCTGCACTCTTATAAGACCTCTGCTAATAACAAAGCAATCATTCTCAATGATGAAACTATCTCAGATAATCCTAATGGAGGTAGTGGTAAAGGGATTCTAATTAATGCTATTGGATACATGAAAAAAGTTAGCACTATTGATGGTAAGACCTTTGACTCAAATAAATCATTCCCTTATCAGACTGTCTCTTCTGACTGCCAGGTCCTAGCATTTGATGATGTAAGAAAGAATTTTAACTTTGAGAGCTTATTTAGTATAATCACTGAAGGTCTTACTATTGAATACAAAGGTAGAGATGCAATTAAACTACCTGTAAAAGACTCACCTAAAGTCCTTATCTCTACTAACTACACTATCAAAGCAGATGGTGGCTCTTTTAAGAGGAGGATGTTTGAGGTGGAGCTCAGTAGTTACTTTGGTACACATCACACTCCATTTGATGAATTTGGCTTTATGCTGTTTGAGGATTGGGATGAACAGGAATGGGCAAGGTTTGACCATTACATGATTAACTGCTTAAATTATTACTTAGAGAATGGTCTAGTAGAATCTGAGGCTAAGAATCTAGAGTTGAGAAAGTTTATCAATGAGACATCTCAAGACTTTATTGAATGGGTAGATAATAAGAATTTAGGATTTGATCAGAGATTGAATAAGGTGTCAATGTTTGAGAATTTTATAGCAGAATATACTGACCAAAAGAAGTACCTGACTAACAGAACATTTAATAAATGGTGTAAGAAGTATGCAGAATATAATGGTAAGGAGTATGTAGATGGATCTAGCAATGGTGCTAGGTGGTTTGAGATTAAGACACAAAGAGATCCTGATGTATGGGATAGTATAAATTATAATTGATATGAGTATAGATAGCAAATTACTTTTAAAAAGACATATTATGAATTTAATTTTAGGTAAAGATTCAGGATATTATATAACTAAGGAGCAGATGCCATTAGTAGATTATTATTTAAACATTGAATTTCATTTTGCTTTATTAGAACAAGCTGGAGTTTATAAAATTATATTTGATAATAATACATGGTATATTGGTAAGACAAAAAATATAGTAAAAAGAATTTGGGAACATTTACAAAAAGGAAAATCTAATTTTGAATTTGTAGAAATTAAACAATATCATATAGACAATAACATTCCATTTACTGTATTAAAATTATCAGATAATGAAGAGGATGAAATAAAATTAATTCATTTACATTTAGATATAGATAATAATTACTGTTATAATAAAGAACATAATAATAGAATCTAATGAACAAAGAAAACAAAACACTACTCAAAGCCTTAGAGATTAACTACCTCACCCTAAAGCACCCTACCATGCCATACATTACAGCATCAGATTGGAATGATAACTCTGCTAATGCTCTCACTAAATGTATTATTCACTTTCTAACCTATTCAGGCTTTCAAGCTGAGAGAATTAATACAATGGGAGTTTATAGAGAGGGTAAGAAGATACAGGTAGGTGAGAATACTAGACAGCTGAAAGGCACTTATACTCCTAGCACAGGTACAAAAGGATCTGCTGATATTTCTGCCACCATTAGAGGTAGATCAGTTAAGATTGAGGTAAAATATGGTAAGGATAAGCAGTCAGAAGTGCAGAAGAGGTATCAGGAATCAGTAGAAGCTGCAGGGGGTACATACTTTATTGCAAGAAATTTTGATGAATTTATGATATTTTATTTAAAATTCATTGCAGATATGAATTAATTGATTATCTTTACTGAAATTTAAAACTTAATTATGGAAACAAAAACAAAAGCTGTAGTACCAGCACCTGTACTAACTCTGCACCAAAAGCTCCACAAGGCTAAGCAGTCAATCGGCAAAGTAGCTAAGAATGCTACCAATCCACACTTTAAAAAGTCCTACAGTGACATCAATGCAATCACTGAGGCAGTAGAGCCTATCTTATTAGAGAATGGTCTACTATTATTACAGCCTATTCAGGGTAATTCAGTATGTACTCAGATTATTTGCATAGATTCTAATGAGTCTATTGAGTCATGTATGGAATTACCTGCAGGACTTAATCCTCAGCAAGTAGGATCTGCAGTTACTTACTATCGTAGATATACTCTGAGCAGTATCTTATGCTTACAATCAGTAGATGATGATGCAAATCTAGCTAGTGTACCTGTTAAGGCAGCTAAGCCTGGACTATCTAAAGAAAGATTTGAGGAGGCATTAGTATCTATTCAGGATGGTAAGTTTACTATCCCTAAGCTAAGAGAGACCTTTGAGCTTACAGATTTACAACTTAAAGCAATCATGTTACTATGAAATGGCATCCATCTTCACTCGGAAAATTAATGACAGCATCTCGGACTAAGTCAGAGGTGCTATCTGAAACTACTAAGACTTACATTAGAGCTGTAGCTAAGCAGGATTTCTACGGTTACAATGTAGAACTTAATAACAAGTACATTAATAAAGGTAAGATGCAGGAGAATGATTCTATTGATCTACTCAATACTGTATCATTCACTAGCATGGTAAAGAACACTGAGAGACTGAATAACGAATGGCTCACAGGAGAGGCTGATATAGTTCTAGATGACCAAATAGTAGACATAAAGACCTCATGGTCCTTAGAGACTTTCCCTGCTACCTCAGAAGAGGGTATAAATAAAGATTATGAGTGGCAGCTAAGAGCTTACATGATGTTATATGATAAGAACTATGCTACTCTATGCTATTGCATGGTCTCTACTCATCCATCACTACTGAATGAATGGGAGAACTTATCACTGCATCAGGTTGATCACATAGCTCCTGAGAAGAGAATCACTACTCTACTCTTTACTAGAGACCTGGAGCTTGAGGAGGAGATAAAGGTAAGACTGCATCACTGCACTGAGTACTATGTTAAGTATATTAATCAATTAAATAATAAATAAGATGAGAGTTCAATTCTATGAGGCTGCTTTGATTGCAGCCATGCAAGCACTAATACACAACAATCCTGGCATCAGTGCTAAATATGCAGCTAAAAAAGCTGTTGAATATGCTACTGAGTTAACTATACTAGAGTATGGTGTTTCTAATCCATTCCCTGACAAAGTAGTATGACAGAGAAAACAATGGCAATAATCCTGATGCTGATAATATATGGATTGATAATACTAGGTATGTATAAATTAATAACAACTATAATATGAATGAGTACAAAGTAAAAGGACTTATCAAAGTGATAGGTGATACCGTACAGGTGACTGAGAAATTCTCTAAGAGAGAAGTAGTAATAACAGTAGAGGATGGCAAATATCCTCAGCACATCAGCCTACAGGCTACAGGAGACAAAACATCTCTACTAGATGGCTGTAGAGTAGGTGAAGAGGTAGAGGCATCATTCAATCTGAGAGGTAGAGAATGGCAGGATAAGCATTTTAACTCATTAGAGCTATGGAAAATAGAAGTATTGACTGCAGCTGCAACAGCTCCTGCTCATGTACCTGATCAACCTGGTGATGATCTCCCTTTCTAAAGGGCAGAGCCTAAAGGACTTTATGATTAAAGAGACCAAGTCTAAGCTCACCCAAAGATATAAGCTCAGCCATTATGCTGAGGATATCGGAGTCTCTTACTGCTCCATTTGGAGATTCACCAATGGTAAGGCTGTCAATGAGCAGTTCTACCTTAAATGGTGGAAAAATTATCTAAATAATTAATAACTTTATGGCAGTCTTATGGCTGCCTTTGTTATTTTTGGCAGATGAACATACTAACCTACATTGCAATATCATGGTTTTTAGTAAACTTTGAGCCATTACAACTGCTAATAGACTCAATCTATAGCAAATTCAAGCCTAGCATTCTAGCAATGTATCTACACTCATCTGCTACCTGTATTAAATGTGTATCTTTTTGGCTAACATTAATCTGCACCTGGTCATTTATTGAAGCAACTATTGTAGCTCTATTATCGTTTATATTACAGGAATGTTTACTGAAGCTGAGCAAGTAATAATACAACAGGTATTCAGTCTACCTGAGAAAGAGCAGTCTTATAAGATTCATCTAATAAAACTCAAGCCCATTAAGATAAGACTGACAGCTACTCCTGATAAAGAATGCTTTTGTGGTAGTGTGAGGAGAAAGATATGGCTTAAGGATTTCAAGCAATGGTATGAGACCTATACTTGACAACTACATATCAGCTCACTACAAAGAGATAAGGAAATATACTAACTATTTTCTAGTAAGAATGAAGTCTACTATTTCAGCTGATGCTGTAATAAATAACTCTTTTTTATATTTATGTAATATAGATATAGAGGTGACTGATCCAGGTAAGGTCAAAGCATATCTACTCAATACTATTAAGATGCAAATCCTATGGTCTACATCACTAACTAATAGGCAAGAGAGAGTGACAGCTACTGATAATACTATGCCGATAGTGATGGATGATGATACTGATTTGTGGGATAAGATTAGAGAAGATATGCAGTATCAGAACAATATGGCAGTGATAGAGACATATAGAGGGAGGATAACAGATAGAATTAAGCTGATAGTTTTTCAGACTTACTTTGATAAAGGATACAGTACAGCTAGAGCAATGGCAGAATATTTTAAAATACCTGTTACATCTGCTCACTATTGGATACAAGAGATTAAAAACGATTTAAAAAACCTAAGAGATGAAAATTAAAGATGAGTACATTGGAGCTAAGATCTCCCACAAGGGTAACAGGATTACTTTAGATGTTAATAGATATGATTACTTTGTATCTATAGGTCTAGGCTATATGTTTGAAGAGCCAACAGTATCTGAGCCTAAAGTAGTGAAGTATAAAGCAGTCAAAGGACCAATACCTGAGCCTGAGACTATAGTAGAGGAGGAGGAGAATGGGCAGGACTAAACTAATAGAAACTCCTGAGAAGCTAATGGAGATATTTGAGGAGTATAGAGCTTATACTCTAGCTAATCCTAGACATAAATGGGTGCTATCACAAAAGACTGCAGAGATGGTAGCAGAGCCTTTGAGAGTACCTTTAACTAATGAGGGATTTGAGATATTCTGCTATAAGAATTACTCAGATGTACATAACTATTTTGATAATCCTGATAACAGATATTCTGAATTTAAGACAGTCTGTTCGTACATAAAGAGAGAAATCAGAAATGATCAGATACAGGGTGGCATGGTTGGTCAATACAATCCATCCATCACTCAGAGACTAAACAACCTAACTGAGAAATCAGACATCACTACCAATGGTAAGGATATATCTGAAATCAAAGTGAACATCATTACTAGTGCAAAGGATTGAAATGATGTGTCAAGCTGTTGAGGCTTACATCTATTCTAAGAAAGGAGTGCCTGTAAAGATAAACAGGATAGCAATTATCAGTGATAGTAGGCAGATGGAAATGCTAGCCTATGCTTATGCTTATGCCAATGGAGATAGATAGTACAGTTATATTCCAAAAGAACTATGAAGCTCTCACTGATCCTGCACTAAGATTCATTATCAATGAGGGTGGGAGTAGAAGCTCTAAGACCTACAGCCTTTGTCAGATGCTAATAGTATATTGCTATCAGAATAAGAATAAGGTAGTATCAATCATTCGTAAGACATTCCCTGCACTGAGAGCTACAGTCATGAGGGACTTTCTAGAGATCATGAAGAGCATGGATATCTATGAGGTGACCAATCATAACAAGTCAGAGCATATCTACTCATTCCCTAATGGATCTATAGTGGAGTTCTTTAGTGTAGATGATGAGCAGAAGATAAGGGGTAGAAAGAGAGATGTGGCATGGTGCAATGAGGCCAATGAGTTATTCTATGATGACTTTACTCAGCTTAACATGAGAACTGAGGATAAGTTAATCTTTGATTACAATCCCTCTGAGTCATCCTCCTGGCTCTATGACCTGCCAACTGAGGAAAGCATACTGATTAAGTCTACCTATCGAGACAATCCATTCCTACCTGATAGCATTAAAAAGCAGATAGAAGACTTGAAGAGAACTGATGAGGCAATGTATCAGATATATGCTCTAGGGGAGAAAGCTATTTCTAAGAGTAACATCTATTCTAATTGGACATTTATAGCTCATAGACCAACTAAGTTCGTGAAGTATGTCTATGGCTTAGACTTTGGATACAATCACCCTACAGCTCTAGTCAGAGTGTATTACTGTGACAATGACATCTTCATTGAGAAGATAATCTATGAGAGCTACCTCACCACTACTCAGCTGATAGAGAAGATGGATATACTAAATGTGGATAAGAATATAGAGATTATGGCAGATTACTCTAGACCTGAGATAATTGCCGAGATGAATACTGCAGGCTATGATGTGCATAATGCTAACAAGGTAGTTAAGAAAGGCATAGATAACATTAAGACCTTTGGAGTATTTTGTCAGGAGGATAAGCAGATAATGAAAGAGTATGAGAACTATAAGTGGAAAAAGATAGGTGACCAAATCATGGATGAGCCTGTCAAATTATATGACGATGCTATGGATGCTATCCGATATGCTACCACTTACATCAGGCAGGAGTATTACACTGATGACTCCTATTATTCGTTCTAAACAAAAACCTATGTCAATGTAATATAGTTATGGCAAGTGATATATTAAAAGAAATAGCAGATAATCTAGGAGTGACTACAATCAATGGTAGCTACCTTAATGGTATAGCTAATTACTATGGAGTGAACTTAGCTACCTCTACTGATATAATGAAAGATTTGCTAACTGCAGTAGGAGGTGATCCATCTACATCTACTGACTATCTCCAGGATATAGTGAAAGAATTAGGTCAAGATACTACAGTCAATGCAAATTGGATGGAGGCATGGCTACTAGCTACTACAGGTCCTGTCTTTAGTGATGACAGAATCACTGAGATAGGAGATAGCAGATTCACTGAAGATAGTTTGTATGAAAGAGTAACACAATAAATAAATATATATAATGGCAAATAAAAAGATTAGTCAATTAACAGCAAAGGGTACAGCATTAGCTGCTACTGACTTAGTAGAAATCAGTGAGAGTGATGGGGCAGGTGGCTATGTAACAAAGTCAGTAACAGGTGCAAACATAAAGAGTGGGCTACAAGCTACTCTAGTAAGTGGCACTAATATAAAGACAGTTAATAGCACTACATTACTAGGTAGTGGTGACTTAGCAGTACAAGCTACTCTAGTAAGTGCTACTAACATTAAGACTATTAATAGCAATACTATTTTAGGTAGTGGTGATTTGGTAATAGCAGGAGGGATGAAAGTACCAGCAGTATCTAATACAATAGGTACAACTATTACAGGCTTAACTAATGCTATATCAGATTCATTCTTATTACCTGCTAATACTTTTAGTAGTAATTGTCAAATTGAACTACAATGGTATCCATCTAGGATTGTAGGTACAACAGGTACGACACAGGGATTAGTATATATCAATAGTACTAACTCACTAACAGGAGCTACTCTAGTGGCTACAGGTATTAATCTTACAAATTCAGGAGTGAGTAATATCACTTGTAGAAGAACTATACAGGTGAGGAGTAATGTAGGAACTTTAATGTCTACAATAAATCAGGCAAGTAGTGATTTTAGCGTAACTCAACCAACAGAAAACTTACCATTTGACAACTCAGTAGGTATATATTTTCTATTCGTTATGAATAACACAACAAATGTTTTGCTACAATCTCGTAATGTAGGGTATAGATTAGTAGGATATAACTTATAATAATAAAGCAATGAGCAATATAAAAACAAGCAAGGGTAAATTAACCTTTAATAAGACAGACTATGTATTACAGAACTTTACTAATGATTCAGGTGAGTCAGTTAGCTATGTTCTAGTATCAGATAGTCAAGTGCATATAGGAACTGATAAAGGTATCATATTATTTGACCTGTCATGCACTATTAACAAAGAGACATTTACAGATATTAATTTATTTACTGCAGCACTTTACTAACACCTAGATAAGATGGCTACTACTATAATAGCACAGCCTCAGGTACTGATGCCTGCTTACAATCCTATTAAGTATATCATAGATAATACTAATAAGAATGAGCCTGGCTTTAGATATATCTTCACCATCTATCCTGCTGCATCTAATACTGTGATAGCTCAGTATAGGGTGCTACCTGTATTCAGTACAGGTTATGGTGAGCAGGATATCTCTAGACTGATGCAGTCATTAGTGACATGGAACTTTACATCAGGTCAAGTCAATGAGTCATGGTATCAGTATAAGATTAGACTAGGGTATGAGTATATAGATAATATACTGTATACAGATGACTTAGCACCTGATGGATTGAATACCTTAATTGAATACACAGCTCATGGCTTTGTAGTAGGAGACCAGGTAGTGATTACTCAGGCAGATGGTGGAGTAGCTAATCCTGCATTAGAGGGATTGCATACTGTTATTACTGTAGATAATGCTAATCAGTTTACTGTCAATGTACTTTGGTCTACTATTACTGATGACACTATTAATGGCACTGTAACCTATGCAGATTTAAGAAAGACTCAGGTAATAGATGATGAAATTATAGAGGACCAGGAGGTATTCAATGGAGCTTTTAGTTTAGGCATCTATGCTCAGGGATCATTCCCATCTGCAAGTTACTTAGGAACTACAAATCCTAGCTTTGCACTTACATCATTAGGCAATCCTGCTAATCCTAGTAGTGCTACTAATGCTGCTGCTCTAGTAGCAGATAGTGGTTTTATTTATTATCTAATGTGTAGAGTATATAGTGGAGTGACTTATACTATGAGTTATTATAATACTGTAGGTGATTCATTATTTCTAGGACCGTTCTCTCATAACCCTGCAGATGGTTTATATAATTTTCAAGTAGATCCATCTACCTCTGCTAATCAAAATTTCTATGTAGAGATAGTAGGAGATAATGGCTCTGAATTTAGATACTACTTTCAGTATGATAATAGATGTGCTATCAATGAAGATGTACTATACTACTTAGATAGAATGGGATCATGGCAGCACTTTGCATTTCAGCTAAAGACCTATGAGAAAGGGCAGATAACTAGAGAGATGTATAATCAGCATGTAGATGGTTATGTAGATGGTGCTAATGAATGGGTATACAGCTCTGATGCTATGGGTAGCAGGACATATAATATCAATGTATCTAATACCTTAGACTTAAATACTAATTGGATGGACCAATACAATGCTGATAGATTCCAGGAGCTACTGACATCCCCTCAAGTATTCTATTACAATGGTACTGACTATAGAGCTTGCACTATAGACTCTACATCCTTTGAAAACTTTAGACAGCGAAATAAGAATCTAATTAAGCAATCAGTAACTATTAAGCTAGCTCTTAATACTCCTATCAATGGTTAGGATACAACTTAGCACAGGCTACCTAGATGTCAAAGAGGGTACATCATTCCCTCTTAACTTTAGCATAGGGGATATTAGAGATATATCTAAGAGAACAGGCAACTTTAGTAAGACCATTACTTTAGTAGGCAATAGTAACAACAATAACCTGTTGAATCACTACTATGATGTAAACATTCAAGCTGGCACTTTTAATATTAATCAGCTCACTAGCTGTGATGTTATTCAGGATGGTATACCTGTTATGACTAACGCAACTCTTCAGCTCATTAACATTAAGAAGTCACAGCTCACATCAGCCTATGAGCAGATGGTGGAATATGAGGTATTGATTAAGGAGGATAGAGGTACATTCTTTACTGACATCTCTAACAAGTATCTCAATGATATAGATTTCTCAGACTTAGATCACTTTGTAGATGCTGATGTAGTGATTAATACTTTTGACTATTCAGTAACAGAGGGGTATAAGTATGTGATGCCATTTAATATAGACAATCAGTATCAGCTAAATTGGTTTAAGCCTGCTATATATGCTAAGACTTACTTTGATAGAATCTTTGCTACATCAGGCTATAGTTATACTTGGGATGGACTAGCAGATGCTAACTTTGATAAGCTACTGATTCCATACAATGGTGATCAGAATGTAGTGGATTGGAATGATTATGAAGTCAATGCAGAGAGAAATAGTTTTACTAAAACTTTTACTCCTGCTAATCCTGTAGGAGCTCAATTAATAAAAACATGGGCTTATGGATCTGCAGGTGGATATCAAACGATTACAGGATACACTGAGACCTTAGATCAACAAAATATATTTAATCCATCTACAGGTAACTACACTACTCCTCAATGGGTAGGCAATGGCTCAGGGGAATCTTATATATATGAGGTTACATTAGATTATGATTTTGTAATTAATTGCACTCAGGAGTGTTTTATTGCAACTTATGTAATTAACTTACCTGCTGATTTTAGCATAAGATTTTTAACTAATGTAGATGGCTTTGATAATACATTTACTCAAAGCAATCCAATACCATTAAATATATATGATAGTGGTAATCCTTTAGTAGTAGGAGATAATGCCATAGTAAGTAGAACTGAAATATTTACTTTTAATGCAACTACTGATAGTATAGGAGGCATAGATGTAAATGATTTGCAAATAGTTAAAATGGTAGTAATTAATCCTAATGCTAATGCTTTAACATTTGAGACAACAGGTCCAAGCCCCTTTGTATTACCTACAGCTAAGGTGGTTATTAATAGCTTAAAGTTAAAAATCAGACCATCTGATAACATTCCATTAGTAAGTGGTATCACTACCATGAATACCTTTATACCTGAGAAGATTAAGCAATCAGATTTCATTAAGAGTGTATTCATGATGTATAATCTTTATGCTACAAGTGATCCTAACAGCGAAAACAATCTAATTCTATTGCATAGAGATGAGTATTATGATTCAGGTAAGGGAGTAGATTGGACTAACAAACTGATGAAAGACAAAGAGCAATCTATGATCTTTATCCCTGAGCTTAACAATAAGAAGCTAAGACTCAGCTACAAGGCAGATACTGATTCACCTAATACAGTTTATACTGATGTGACTAGAGAAATCTATGGGCAGGTAGAGGTAACATTTGAGAATGAGTATGTGAAAGGTATAGATGTGAAAGAGCTTATCTTCTCACCTACACCTGTACAGCCTACAGTATTCGGTGCATTCCTACCATTACTAAATGGTGCAGCACCTAAGACTAATATAAGAATCTTATATGATAATGGACAGGTAACTGCTCAGAATGTAGTGATAAATTCAGGCTATGATACTACAACATCTACAAATGGACTCTATCCATACCTCTCACACTTTGGAGGAGCTGATCCATTTAATCCTATCTTTGATATTAACTTTGCAGAATGTCAGTACTACTATTATCAGGTAGCTCAGAACACTAATAACAATCTTTACAATTCATATTGGAGGAGAACAGTAGCTCAGATAAATGGAGGTAAGCTATTGACTGCATACTTTCTACTCTATGAGGTAGACATCCAACACATGGAGCTGAATGATAAGATAAGGATAGACAATTCATGGTGGAGTATTAATAAAATTATAGATTACAATGCTAATGACTTAGTGCCTACCAAAGTAGAACTAATAAGCCTAGAAACTGAGATAGATTTGCCTAGCTTTGCAGGTGGAACTACTACTCCTGTAGGACCAGGTAATGGTACTCAGATTCAATCTATAATGGAAACCTATAGAAGTACTACTAATGTCACTACTAACAACAATGACTCTATTATCTTAGGCTCAGGTAATGTAGTAGGTGATGGACTTAAAGCCTTAGTAGTGGGAGATGGTTTAAGTATAGAGAATGATGGCATAGCTACTACTAATCTTACAGTGACTACCACACTCAATGGTAGAGCAGTTAGTGATATACTACCTACCTACACTAAGTACATAGCTTTAATTAGTCAGAGTAGCACCTCAGCACCTACAGTGATAGAGATAGAGAATACTATAGGACCTATAATTTGGACTAGAGCATCAGTAGGTATATATCTTGGGACATTAGCAGGAGCATTCACTTTAAATAAGACTTATGTAATGCTAAGCAATGTATTGCCTGATAGTATAGTAATGGCAAAGAGAAGAGATAATAATACTATTGAGATAAATACTACTAACTTACATAGTCCTAGTGCAGCTTATCATGATACACACTTATTTAACAACACACTAGAAATCAGA